ACTTGTTCGGGAGTATCTTCATACTCTGCGGCTTGCTTGTACTTACGATCTGCTTTATTTTTATATGGCATATTAAACCTATCTATAATTGGATTTACCGTTATGAACGCAATCTTTAACAGCGCACCATTTGCTACAACTAAAATTGGGTTTTGGATTCCAAACATCTAATTCTATCGCTTTTTCGAGCCTATTGGTATCCTCAATCCAACGCATCCAGTAGACCCCCTCTTTTTCTGCCTCGTAATCGGCTTTTATAAACTCGCTGGCTACCACAAAGAGTAAACCCCCCTTAACTTTCTTGACTTGAGGGTAGTGTTTGAACACCGCTAGGGATAGGATTTCTAACTGTTTTGTGTCGGCATACTTGGCAGACTTCCCTGTTTTGTAGTCTATTACGTAAGCACTATCATCTTTTAAGATAATGAGGTCAGCCACACCCCTCCACCAAACATCTTTGTCAAAAAAGCCACAAGGCTCCAGGGCCCTGGTTAAACCCAAACGTTCTTCACAAAGATGTTTACCGTTGATCTTACTCAGTAGCTCAAGTGGCTCACGTATAAAAGCATACTTCTCAGGAACAGGCTTTCCATCCCTAATAAACTCTTCTGCCGCTTTATGGACTTCTAGCCCATAGTTCAAATGTTCTGTAGGTGGGTCGACTATATCTTTCTTTACTCGCATTCGGTAATACTTATAGGGGCATTGTTTAAATAAATCTAAGCTAGAGTAAGACCATGTATATTTAGTCATTCTGTTTCGTTTCTTTTAATTTAGTTAAATGGTGTGTAGGATACACACGATTATGTTTGGCATCATATACATCGTAAGCTAAAAAAGAAGGCACAAAAGGTTTAGTCTTTTGCTCATGTGCCTCCAATATAGGCATAACTTCGTCTATTATTTCTTTCAAAGTAATGTTTTTTAACATCTACCATCCATGTCAAAATCATCATCTTTAGACTTATTTATTAGCTCTTGCTTTAGCCTGTTTATTTCATGTTGTTGGGCATGAATCTGCTCCCTTAACATACCCTCTGTATCTTCTTTGTCGTCTACCCATCCAACAAATGGGATTGGCTCTCCTTTTGTCATTGCACCCACTCCTCATCGTCATCTACATCAGCGTGTTCAAGTATTGTTTTCTTAGCCCGTTCTAATAACCAAACCATAAGAGCAGAGTCGCCCGTGCTGGAAACCAATCGTTCTGCGCCCATTTTGGTGTAGCCAATAATAATTACACACTCATACTCACCTTTATTGTTTTCAAGTACAACATCAGGGTCTATATCAGCAAATGTTTCGCCTGTAAAAGGTACAATTTTATCGCTCATTTTTTACTCGCTTTCTTTTTCGCCACAGGCTTTTTGATTGCTGGCTTTCTTGTCTTAACAGGGAAATCATTAGCTCGGCTAGCAATTTGGTCGGCAGTGGCATATTCATTAATGGCTTCTTTAAGCATACTGATAAGCCCCCACTGTACAAGCGTTTCGAGTCCGTCTTTGTCGAATCTAACGATAGCATCAGCCGAACCATCCTTGTTCTCCTTAGTAATTTTTATTGAAATATCCATATCATTCCTTTCATCTAGTTTTTCTCACTCTCTTTTTAATTGCAACAATACCTTCTTCGGTTTTTGCATTACGGGCTTCTAACATAGCATCTGCCAGTTCATAAGACCTTCTAGCAATACAATCTTCGGGCATAAGTTCAGGATGTAAACCGCCTCTTACAATAACACCCATCATTGCAAACATCGCAAAGCAATCCCTCAAATCTTCTTCGTTCACGCTGTCTCCCATTTCAAAGCCATCCATCCACCATCCGTTTCTTTTACGTACGACATATTGGGTTGTTCTCCCACATATACGTCTATACGTTTTATTTCGGGGTCTATGTTTTTAAAACATTTAATAGTGCTACTCATATCGGGGTAGTTTAATTCGGGAGTGTGTAACTCTCCCATATATTTATCCACATTCACTACTATTTTTTCTACGTTACACATTACGTTCCATCTTCTCATCAACATTCTCCATAAGATTTACCCATACCCGACTCACAGTTCAAAGGCAAATCCTTAGCCCAATCAGGTCTCCAACGCATACAACTTTCCACATACTCTTTAGCCTTTTGTGCCTCATTCTCAGGTGCAATACAAGCCACCGCATCATGGACTGTTAACACCACCTGATACCTTTGGGCTATCTTTAACATCTGTTCTGCAATCACACAACGAGCAACGGCTTGGCATAGGTTCTCTACAACCTTTCCACCATAGATTTTAACCGCACCTTTACGGGTTTTATACTGATATTGAGTCTTTCCTTCGGGGTCAGTAAACTTTTCTAACGTGTCATATTTTTGCCATAAACCACTAGGTAATAGAAAGCCCTTTTTAGTAGGGTCAAACTCAACTGCGGCTACTACTCCGAAGTCGGCCCCTTGCCCAGTAAGCATCGCCTCTATACATCTTTGTGCTTGTGCCCAAAGTTTAGGAATCTTCGCATATGTCTGTCTATAAACACTTATGATACGGTTAGCTTCCCCTTCTTCAATATCCGTTCCAAATGCTTTAAGTTGCGCTTGGAATTTCTTAGCCCCCATGCCGTAGCCACATCCGAGAATTGTAGTTTTGCCAACGAACCTTTCTTCCGAAGTAATCTCGCTCTCGTTCTTTCCATATATAGCTGAAGCCATGATCTTGTATACATCTTCGCCTTTCTCAAAAGCATCTAACAAATCTTGTTGCCCTGATAACCAAGCCACCACCCTAGCTTCAATCTGCGAGGAGTCGCAATCAATAATTACATACCCATGTGGCGGTTGAATAGCTTTCTTTAACTTGTTACCATTAACTCCACGACTAGGTAGGTTTTGCAGATTTATTTTGTCGTCTCCGCCCCATCTTCCTGTGTGAGCCGCATAGTATTTAATCGGGACTGGTAATTTTCCTCGGCTTGCGATATCCATGAACCTTTGAGTGCGAGTTTCTTCAAGAGTTGTTTTGTTTCCGAGCCTTGCTGAGACAAGGACTTGGACTGTTGGGTCGGGATGTTCAAGCAAGGACTTAAACTCTTCATCTGTTTTGGCAAACGCATATGCTTCCTTTCCTGTTCTAGCAGATATTTTCATAGGGGGAACTACCCCCAGTTTAATTAGCAACTCAGCAAACTTTTGATTAGACATAAGGTCGGCTAACTCCACCCCAGCATCCTTTAAAAGATTAGCCTTGATGTTCTTCACCGTTTCCAAATGGTCTACAAGTAAAGACTCATCCAACATCAGCGTAGGTTGTATAAACATCTTTAGCGTTGTGTCTATAACTTTTAACTCCTTTGTTGGGAAAGTTTTGTGTAATATATTGAACAATTTTCGGGTCAAATCCACATCGTTCTTACAGTATTCCCCATACTGAGCCAAGTCTGCATCCGTAAAGTCTGAGCGATATTTACCTTTAGCATCAAGAACTTCTGTGCCTTTTTGCCCAAGGTTATAGCGTTCTACTAACTTAGCTAACGAACCGCCAGCATCTACTCCATGTGTCGCTCTTGCCATGCACAAAGTATCTAGGTAAGCCTTAGGTTTAATCCCATACTCCCAGTTAAGAATAGCCCCATCAAACATAGTGTTGTGTGCAAGCAACAAAGAAGTACCCCAGTTAATCTTTTGTAGCTCACGCTTGATTTCATAACGAGTGCCAGTAACCCATCTAGGCTTCTCATCATCAACGGCATAGGCTACCCCGATTACTTCAAATAAATCTGAACGGATATATTCCTCTGTGGTTAGCTTTGAAAGACTAAACTGCTGATCGTAGTAAGTCTCAAAGTCTAATGTAATTATGCTCATGTGTAGTTAAATAACTTTCCTGTCGTAGTTTTTGACATTGGTTTTGGGTTTAGGTCTAGTTCTAGTTGGTCTTCGTCCGTAAGTAATGCGCCCATTACTTCTTTTTCAAACATAGGCAACCTCACTTCTCTGTATTGTTTACCAAGAGCCTTAGCTTCTTCTTCAGTAAAAATATCTTTAAAGCTATGCATTATATAAACCCATTTACCACTACCACCAAACTCCTCAGGGTTTGTTTTCATTCGTTCCAAAAGTATTTTTACGCACTTGTTCATACAGCCTCCAAGTTGCCAACCAATTCGGTAAACTTAACTCCTGTGCGTATTAGCTTTACTCGACCATCATCAGGATTATTAACAGTTGTTAATAATTTCTTCTTCAAAAGCATCTGTAAATTTTTGTGCGTAGTTGCTTGGCTGGTCAACGGAAATCCCTCAAGAATTTGCATGATAGTAACCTTGCCATCCAAATGTTTGTTAGCCAGCACCACCTCATTAAGTAACTCCAAATGCACAGGCTCTAGCTTATAAGTCTTACGCACCATGTTGAGAGTTGCAACCAAATTCAATAGTTTCATCTTATTACCTTGTAGTAGTTTAAATTTCTTAGTTTGTAACTGAAGACAATCTTGCCTTCCATCTGTAAATCGTTGACATAAGCACAGGCTCGGTCTTTCTTTACCTTTAACCAACGAGCCACATCTTTAGTAGAAAAAGCATATTGGCTCTCCAGCATACGCATCAACCGCACCTTGTTAGCATCACTCGGTAGGGTTCTCATCGCATCTCTCAATCAAAGCGGCATATCCACATATGTCTACCAAGTTGTCTCTGTGTGTTGGGTCATTAGCAAAACGTGCAACCTTTACAAGCATCATCATCGCCGCAACATCTTTAGCAGTGATCTCAGGGGTTTGCTTGTTGTTGATATACACATCCCACATAGTCGCAATAGCCTTAAGGTTCTTGGCTGGATGCCCATAGGTTTTCTCCCTGTCGCCATAGATAATGGCATGGGCTTCTTTTAGTATCGTTGTTTCACTCATCACATCTCCTCTACAAAACTTTTTAATTGGTCACTACGACTTGGATACCGCATCTTACGCAATGCCCTAGCTTCCAGTTGCCTAACCCTGTCTCTTGATACACCAAGTTCTTTACCAACCTCTTCTAGGCTTTTGTCATCATCAAACCGCAGACCTATAATCTGTTGTTCTCTGTAAGTTAAAGTCTTACGCACCGCATCCATAGTTTTCTTAAGTTCTTGCCCAGCAACCGAGTCCAATAAAGACTTTTGCTCACCATTCATCAGCACATGGAGTTCTTCTTTACCCATCACCGACCAGCTACTACTTCTCTTTAGATTCATGGTTAGTTGTTCTTCTGTCCACAAGTCCGTAGGGCAAGCACCTAAAGCTTCCATGACTTGATTAGCCACCTTAGTGAACTCTCCTTCCCTAGTCATTGGGGATATTCGCAACCCACACAACATATTTACATAAGATGTACCGCACCCAATAGCCCTAGCAAACTCTGATTGGTTCTTATATCCTGCATCTTCGATGGCTCGTAACAACAAGTTATTACTTACCGAGACCTTGACTCTATACTCCTCACTCATACTTTCCTCCGTCTAACATATCGTAAATAACTCCAGCATTAGGGAATCCCACCTTCAACAAATGCTTAAACTTATCTATCCCTGTCTCGTCTACAAGCACCGCTATACCGCCTGTATTCATAATGTCCATTAGATTCTTTTCTTGTAGTGCAGTAGGCTTTCCACCGTTAGCTTTACACTCCACACCAATGAACCTACCGTGAATACAAGCGACAATGTCAGGAACACCACTAGCACCATAACCACTAGCAACGGGGTAAAAATGGTAAGCACCAACATCTTTAAGAAGTTTGACAACATTATTCTTTACCTTTTTCTCAGGGGTCATAGGACATCTTCCAGCTTTATACCTCGTTCTTCCAAAGCTTTCTTAAGTTTATCCATAGCTTGTTTTTCTATATAGTTCACCATGCTTCTGCTAACTCCTATAGCTTGGGCTATTTCGGTTTGAGTCATTTCAAAATGCTCTTGTAATTGGTTCATTTCTCTTGTGCCTTTCTTAGTATTGCTCTAGCAAAATCAATAACACTTTCTGCCGTATTTACTGGTCGCTTCATCCACACTTCTTTTATTTCCTCATCTGTTAGTTCTGCTGGATGGGTATAAAGTGGGGTAAGGTCATCTACTGGAAAAAAACTATTCTTATCAAAGTAATTGCCTTTGCCGTCTGTCCACGCTACTGGTTTATTACTCATTTATTAACACCTGTTAACTTTTTGATTTCTTTAAACTCGTCATGGTTTAAATAGATAGTGAATCTGTTTGGCTCTAACCGCCTACCAATAGTTTCACCCCTAGCAGTTTTACTTATGTCTGTTAGCCTCAACAACGCACTCCTCTCATGTAAGAAAAAGGGAATCTCGGTAAAAGATAATTTTTTAGTAACAAACATCTTGTTATCATTTAGCACCGCCCTTACAATACTTCCTTGCTCATCGGTTACTACTGACACCGTATAGGGTCGTTTCATTATACTCCTCACTAATACTACAAATTATAGAAATATTATAACCACTAAATATTCCAATAGCAAGGATTTATTCTTGGGGTTTACCCTCAATCCAAAATTCTTTTGAACTTACTTTTGTTCCAATCTCAGGGATACGCTCTCGGTCATCCATCATCTTTAACATACCAACTGCTTGTTGGATAAACATGGGACACGCATCCATAGATTCTTTAATCGAACTGCTTTTGTCATCGCCACGCATGATAGTAACTACAACGGAATCATCAGGGTTTATATGGATATTGTAGTTAGGCTCTTGCATTGCTTCTCTACGCTTCATCTCTTCAAATTGCGGGATCCCGATTCTAACTATTTCTGCAAACTTCTCTGTAGGTGGTTCGATACCCAACGCTTGTAGCTTAACAATACCTTCCATCCAATCGTTATGGTCTAGGTCTCTAATGGCTTCTCTAACACCCCAAGATGGTTTCATTTGCCATTGCTCAAACTCATGTTGCACACCTCGATAGCTTTTTTGTGCAATCTCTTGACCTGAGAACGGCTTGATATATTCTTTCATATACTTAAACATCTTCTTTAGGTCATGGGTAGACCTAGTACGAAACTTGTCGTTATGACATGCAAACTTCTCGTTATTGATTAGCCTAGACTCAATAGTTATTGTAGGTTTTTCCTCTGCGTTTTCCACATACAACATCGCCAGCATATTAGACACATTAAAACGGTCTGTGGGGAATCTGCTATCAACAAATCCTATCAACATCCCACTTTTCTCAACCACTACATCTATCGGGAATCGGCTTACTTGCACTCGTCTAAACTCGTTTATCAAATGTTTAAACTGTGGGAAATCAACTTCATCTTTAATCACTAGCATTACTCACTCACTTTCTTTAGTTTGTCTAATTTAATTCCTGTATCCACCATACGCACTACAAATGGATACTCCAACTCATACCCATCATCGTTAAACCAATCTTCTTCTGTGTCGTCTGACTCCTCTCCTGTCCTAGCAAACTTAGCTTTAAAATTCTCGTCATAATTTTCTGCCATTTCAAGCAACTCGGTAAAACCAATCTTTGAATCTTCATACCACTTCCAATGATTGTGGTAGAAGTGAACACCCCCAACAGGAGTATCTTCTTCTAGTATTGGTTCGGGATACATATCTATATACATATACTTCATAAAATCTTTGAATATCTCCCGACCATCAACTTTCAT